TTGTCGACAGTATAACCAGGTTTGTCAGCTGTGCCAAATGTTGCGATTTCATCGATATAATGCTTGGTCATCCTGTCATTATACTTGATGCGGGATTTTCCGCCCACAATCTGCAGTTTTATTTCAGCCTCCGTTACGCTGATGATGGTTCCTACACCCGATAGAATCAAACGACCGCTCACGTACAGTTTGCAGTCATTAAACTTCTGGGTAACCTTAGATACATCGAAGCGGCTAACATTGTGGAAAACTCTACGGTTATCCATAATCGACATCGGAAAGTTAATGTCGTATGAATATTCTCCATCGTCCGTGACGTACTGGTTGGCGTATGTTAACTTGATGGATTGGCTGGCAGCCGGATAGGCTGCCATACCATTAATAACACATGTAATCATAGGCTATTTGTTTGATTTCATTTTCTGATATTGACTCCATTTGCGGTCGAAACCATCTGGACCCGTAATGACCACGTATGATTTGATGCCCAGATTGAGCTGTTCATTGAGCCTTTCAATGGTTGAACTCACGTTATCGAGAGATGCACCTACCAGTTCGTTGTCTGCATTAACATTGACAACAGGTGCAACAACGGCAGCGCTGCCAGTTCCCATGGCACGACTTACGTCTTGGGCTGTGAGTGATGCCACGGTATTATTGCGCTGTGCTGCATCGATGAGCTGAAGGGCAGGAAGGAGCTGAGGATTATTCACAGCGTTATGATTCGCCACGAACTCGCCAGCATGAACCACGCCAGCTTCCTTTTTCCAATGACCGGGACCAGTGAAACCGCCCTCATAATATCCTGCTGCCTCTGCCTGATGCTGCTTTTTAATTGTGGCAATCTGAAGCATACCGGCAGCAGTAGCGAGTCCGGCGGCTATAGGGGCGATGGCGTTGCCCACGACAGGGATTGCTGCAGCTGAAGAGTAGGCATTGATAGCCGACATAGCGGTAGAAGCGACTGCCTGAGCAATCTCTATTTTCATCGCTTTCTTGTTAGCTTTAGTCTTTGCCGCAGAAATCTCCTTGTCTCGTTTCGCTTCGAGTCGCTTCTTCTTGGCAGAATTATTGCCGGCCGCAGAAATCTGCTTGTCGTAGTTCGCCTGAATCTTGGCTACCTCCAGGTCGGAACATGCCTGAGAGTAGGCTGAAGCTGCTCCCATCATACTGCTGATACTACTGAAGGCTGCACCTGCTATGGCTGCAATATTCTTATAGGTCTCTTGATTCATCTGTTTCTTGGCATCCTGGTATGCCTGTTCGCTGATCATATCTTCTTCTCGAAGCTTCTGAAGATTATCATTAACCATCTTCTGCTGCTGGATGGCAGCAATGGCGCCTCCCGCAATGGTGGCGAGATTATCTGATCCGAGCGAACCGCTACGGTCATCGGTCTGTCTAGTCATCTTCTTGGCGGTATCAAGAGCGGTGGTTGCATCGTCTTTTGCCTGATCTTTGGCATCCGGCTTGTAGGATGCATACTTGTTAGCGATGCCCATCTTCATGCGCTGATACTCCTCTTCGCTTACAAGACCAGCCTTGTGAACCTCATCCAGTCCTGCAAGCTCCAGCTGCATCTGCTGTTCATTGCCGAGGGTGAGATACTCCTGCTTGAGCTGCATCAGCGTGTCATCGTATTGCTTTTGGCGGTCATACTGGTGCTGCTGCTCACTGCGCTCAATCTCTCGGGCTATCTGCCAGTACTCGTCAGAGGACTTCAGATAGAGTGCCTGTTTCTCTTTGAGAAACGTCTGGTCGAGTTGAAAAAGCGCCTCATTGATAGCACTCTCGTTATGATAGAGGTCGGAGTCCTTATTGTAATATTCGGCAGTGATGGCCTGTTCTGCCACTTGCCGGTCGTACTCCAGGTCCTGGAGGTCTTGCGTCTGCTTGCGCTCATAATCGGCAGAGATCTTCTCTTTCTGGGCATTCAGACGCTTGTACTCCTCACTCTCAGCCTCTCCGTATTTGCGAAGGATGTCTATGCGCTGCTGAAGTCCCTGCTCCTTAATCTTCGCCATGCGGTCGTTGTATTCTGCCAGGCGAATCTGACCGGTAGAGTAGAGGGTAGTGGCTTCCAGCTGCTGAGCCTCGGTACTTTTCTTGGCATCATCCAGCTCTTTTTTGAGGTCTGCCTTTCGCTTGATTTCTGCTTTACGTGCAGCAGCTTCACGCTTCTTTTGCTCCTTTTCGGCTGCTTTACGCTCCTTCTCTGTTGTGTAATGACCGGTAGAGCCCGTTGTTCTGTTCGTTCCTGTGCTTTCGCCTTGGAGACTCTTCTTTTCTTTCTTTTTATATAGTTTCTGGAGATTTGCATTCTTCCTGAGTTCTGTGTTATAATAGGACTCTTCTGCATTGAGTTGCTGTTGCAGGCTCAGGTTTTCCTTGAGTCTCCGAGTATGAATCACCTTCTGCTTCTCATTACTCTTTAATGCATCATTCTGTTCAATGAGCTGACCGGTAAATGCATCTGCTACAGCTTCGCTTTCATATCGTTCAGGATGTGACTTACGTTCGGCATCAACTGCTTTAAGAGAGTGGCGTATTTTACTTTCTTTAAGTTTCAGCTCCAGTTTCTTTTTGTTGATTTCAACCTTGCGCTCATATATAGCTTCTGCCATCGCCGCATTCTCCAGCTCTTTGATATAGTTCTGGATTGCAATCTGGTTGTCATTATATAGCTTTCCTTCCTTGGATATAGAAGCATGATACTCCGGAACCAGTTTCTGCATGGCTGCGATAGCTTGCCTGCGCTCATCTACGGTGTAGGCGTTGGAATGGATAACTTTGTTAAGCATATCCACTTTGTTGCGTTCATCAAGAGTTGCATCAGATACTTTCTTGGCGAGACTTGCCTGTGCTTCCGCAACCGCCCTGTTGTTCTTTGCTTCTTGTGTGCTGTTACGCATAGCTTCATTATACGAAGTAAAGGCTTTAACAGCTCCATAAACCGCAACTCCTACCACCGTAAGAACGGTGGCGAGTGCGGCCCATGGATTAGTAAGACTGGCTAAGCGGGCTGCCCTCATTACAACGATATAGCCTTGCACGCCCTTTGTTAAATACGCCCATGTAGCCTGCAGGGCTACCATGGCAGCACGCAGAAGGGTTGTTGTAGCTATATATGCTTTGTCTATGGCAGCTGCGTATGTAGTAGCTGCTGCTTTTAGCTTGATGGCTATAGTTTCCTTATACCAAAGAGCCGTGCAGACAGCGATGGCGGAACCTATTATTGTGAGCTGTTTGACGTGGGTGAACGTAAAAGTTATCAATGTTGATAACACATGTATGCCTATGCTCAGGGTAGAGATGGCATATCTGGTTACTGGGATGAGCTGTTCACCCAGTTCTACAGTGAGGTCTTCAAAACGTTTCTTTGCCTTATCCAGCTGGGCTTGCACAGTATTGTTCTGGACATTGAACTCATTGATGACACTTGTGCCTGAAGCGTATGACTGGGTAGCGAGATCCTGGGCAGTTCTTACCTGGTCCAGGTGTGAAGCTACTGCAGAGAGAACGCCAACGGCACGAGTACCATTCAGCTGCATCTCTTCAAACATAGGAGCCATTTCAGCAAACCCACCTCTAGACTTCATGGCAGAAAGGAATGTCATCAATCCCTCATTTGCATTGGTCTTCATCAAGTTTGAGAACTTCGTGACTTCTACACCGGCAATCTTTGCGAATTTAGCCGGTTCCTGATACATCTTGGTTATAAGCTGAGAGAACACAGTAGCAGAGGTTGCCTCTTCCTGCATATTCTGATCGAGTGCAGAAGCGAGACCCATCAGTTGTGCTTGAGTCATGCCTGCCTGGATGCCTACACCGGAAAGATCAGCGGTGAAATCGACTATATATCCGGCATTGGCTGATGAATTCTGGGCGAGTTCATTGACGGCAGAACCAGTGGCGAGCATTGCACCACGGAGTCCTTTGGTCTTATCTTCCCCGAACATCTGAGCAAGTTTGCCAATCTTGTCGACCGCTCCTTCTCCCAAGTCATCGCCTAGCGCAACGTTAATCTTGTCGGCTCCATCAACAAACTCTTCAATCATATCCTTGCTGGTGATGCCCAGGCGACCGGCAGAACCAGCCAGTTCATTGAGCTGCTCACGAGCCGTACGGGTGTCCATTCGCTTGAAGTCTTCGTTCATCCGGTGAACCTCTTCATCGGTCTGACCTGTATATTTGCGGATGTTTGCCATGGATTCCTCCATATCGGCATAGGCTTGGGCGCATTTTCGGATGGTCATAGAGAGTCCTGCGTATGCAGCGATAATCTGCGATACAGCTCCCCAGTTGGTATTGAGCACGTTAACGAAACGAGACCAAAGACTTGTTGTTTCTTTTGACTCGCTATTGATGGCATTCATTTCTCGCTTAACCTCTTTGAGCTTTTGCTGAAGCTTTTTCCATTCCTCAGAATTACGCTCGACAGCTCCTGAGCGTAGCTGCTTTTGTACTGTTTTCATTACAACAGACAATTCTTTATATGAGGCAGAAGAAAGATTGTTTAATGTTCTATTCACCTGCTCTTGGCTGGTTCGCAATGTCTTGAGTGAAGCATTTATTCGATTTATCTCTTTATCGAAAGCCTTGGTGTCATCTCCTTTTTTGAATGCATCAGTCTTTTTTTGCTTAACTTGTTCGAGCTGCTTTTCAAGCAATGCGATAGTCTGTTTTGCTTGTTTGTCATCAAGCAGAACCCGGCCTATGAATGTTTGTGTACTGTTTGCCATAAATGATATTTATTATAGTTTTCTGCAAAGATAAGAATAGCTGAAAAGCTATAAAAATACCATAAAAAAGCCATCGAATGCAACTGTATTCGATGGCTGTGTATATATTAAAGTATTACGCTGTCTTTATTTTGGGATTTTTCAAGAGCTGCATAATTTCTGAGAACTCTTGCAACTTTATTCCTTAAGTTAATTGTATTGTCAGCAAACACAAATTCTTCTTTATCAATACTATGATTTGATACCAATACTGAATATGAATTGCCGTCCTTGAAGAATAAAGACAAGTTATTGTTTGGGCTATACATATCCTCTATTGTAAGCTTTGGCTCATCTTCCATACCCTTGTGAGGATAAGAAGAAACATGCTTCCCCATCCTGTTAAGAGTATGGCCAACACCTAGAGTGATGAAAGCTGCAATAGCTGAGAATATCAATATACCTACCATAATTCTAAAGTTTGTTATTATCTTTGTTGCAAATATAATAATAAAAATCAGAATATGCAAGTTTTTTATGTTAAATCTTTGCTTTAACCTTGTTATTTAACTACATCTATGTATCTCGAGTAGTTAATCCTGGAATGAGGGTTGAAGTTGACGATTTGAACCTTATATCCTTTTGTCCCCCAGCGCCACCACAGAAACTTGTGCTTGTAGGTGCGGCTGACGATGGTCGTGAGGCTATCGTAGGCGGTATATTGGCATTGTCTGGCAGGGATGTCGATGTGAAGCTGTAGCCATCGGTCTCTGTATGAGAAGACGGAATCGGCAGTCTCTGGGACTGGTGAGATGGGCACTGTGTCGGTCGTGGCAGATGAGACTGTATGGATGGTCTGTGCATCTTTGAGTCGAACCTTGAGGTCTTTGATGAGCTGGGCGTCGGTGAGGTGGAGTTTTTGAAGCTCGTCATATTTCACCTGCAGTGCATTGTTTTGAGCCACAGGCAGGGAGTCTTGGACTTTGTCATACTGAATGTCATAGTTGACGTTTGCCACATTTTGCGTCATGCGGTCGAGGTCTCTCTGCAGAGCCTCGTTTTTGTTAGCCGAACTGATGAAGGCAACCATGGTCGTGATGAGCATGATTGCCAGGAGTGAAATGATGGTCTTTGGAGATTTCATAATTTATGCGATGTCTTTATATTCTTGGATAGCGTTGAAGCATGGGCACATTTTGCGCCAGTTGGACTTGTCTGTGCCCCAGATGTCACGGTGGCCCATGATCTGAGCCGTTGGGAACTTTTGTTTGAGCTTTTGGAGTAGGAGCACAAGAGCGTCTTTTTGCGCTGGTGTGCGGTTATCGATAGGTTTGCCGTCGGCATCGATGCCACCGATATAGGCCACGTTGATGGCGGTGGAGTTGTAGCCCTGGACACCATTGCTGACATGCTCGATGGCGAGGAGTTGGTGGACACCACCATTGGTGTCGATGACATAATGATAACCAGGATTGGACCAGCCTTTTCGGTGGAACTCAGCCTTGAGGTCATCGATGGTCTGACGCTGTGAACCTGCTGTGCAGTGAACGAAAATGCGTTTAATCTGTCTCATTGTTTTTATGATTAAAAAATTTGTTTTTGATATTCTCGAACTTGGCATCGATGGCGATAGCCACGCCAAAGATGGAGCCAGCATACATGAGTGTCTGAGCAAAGTACCAGAGCACGTTGTCAGTGACATCTCGCATCTGTGATGTGAAATAGCTGACGTATGCCAGTACGATGCCAGAGGTGAGCACCACGATGGCTGAGCCGTATTGTATCCATTCTTTAGTATTTCTCTGCATGATATTTTTGCTTTTTATTATGCAAAGGTAATTAGGTAGGTGGAAAAATAAAAATACCCGATAGCCACCTCGCTATCGGGTATTTATCAATTAGACCGCTCTCTCAAGCACCTCATGAGCCATCTCCTTGGCTTGGATGCGCCAAGCCTGGAAGGTGTCATACTCCTTTTGGTGCTCCTCATTGCCATCGCCATGGTTGCACAGGATGGCCTCGACCTGGTTTTGGCTGTATTTGGTGCGAACCAAACCTGCGGCAAAGTCATCGTAGGTTGCTGACTGGGCTGCAATCTTGGTGGAGCCGTCTGGCTCTGTGCCATCGTAGCTGAAGGCGGTGATGCCCTTGTCCGCTGCCTTGGACTTGTCGTCTGAAGAAGAACCTGGAGTGTTTGTCTCCGGGTGATAGTCTTCTATTTTTTGCTCACCGAGGTAGAGCAAGAAGTGATCATCGTCATATTTGACGAAGCTCTTGCGAGCTGGATAAATCTTTTTCATAACCGTTTATGTGAATTTATAGAACTTCTTTTTGAACTTGTTGTGAAGCTCCTTGACAACGGTTGAGAATGGTAGCTCGTCACGACAGAAGTCGTTGAGGGCTTGGTCTATCAGGATCTTGGAGCCTGTATAGAGGTAGTGGTCGGTGGTTTGCCAGACCTCTGTGGTGCCCTCGATGTGGTCGATGATGCGATAGCGCAGGGTGAGGCGCTTCTTGGGCACCTCCTTGGTGACGAGGTGGGTGCTGCCGTCTGCGGCAGTCTCCTCGACCTGCACGGTCTCCTTCTCAATGACCGAGTCATCGACCTTGTAATCTATGACTTGGATGAGGAACTTGTTCTCATCCTGACCCTCACTGCAGATGATGTCCTCGATGGACTGCTGCTGTGATTTCTCCATTCCCTCGAAAGGGACGCGCGCACGGCGTGCCTTTACGAGTTTACCAAATCTTTCCATACCGATTTTCTTATATAGATTTTTTGTGTTGGCGTGTATGCCCAGCCCTAGGCGTGATGCTGCCTTGAGCTGGATCTGACGCTCTGAGTAACCTTGCTTGCGGAGTTTTGCCACCTGTGCGCAGAGATCATGCTTGAATCTCTTGCGCAAGAGGGCGTGGTCAGCGTAGATGATCTGACCGCAGAAGTCGATGCCATCGCAAGTGCGATGGACACCCCATGACTTGTTGATAGAGAGATGCCAGTCTCTGGCGAGGTGCATGACGGAGAGCTCTGCCATGAGGCGGAGGAACACCTTATCCTCGTGGAGGATGTAGATGTTGTCCATGAAGCGATAATAATGGCTGAGCCCCTGTTGGCAGAACCGCTCGAAGCGGTCATTGAGGAATTTCACCCCCCCAGCCCGTCCGAGAACGGCCGTTTTGGGGTGTATCATAGAGGGCAGAACCGCTATCACGACTCCACCTAAGCCCTTCTAAGGGCATATCTTTTTTCATCTTAAAATTTTAGTTTATGTTAAACAATTCGTCATAAGGGCTTAAAAAGGCCGATATGAACACTAATAGAGCGTGTTTTTCGATGGTATATGATTCCCTACAGGTCATTATCCAAGAGAAGCAATCAAAGCAGGTACACCTTTGAGAGATATGGCACGACGAAGGTTATAAGATAGGCAAAAGAGACCCATCTCAGCAGTTACTTTCAGTTTACCTTTCAGTAAAAAGTAGTATTGCCCAAGTGCTCGCTTCATGGTTCCGAAAGGATGCTCGGAGAGGCATTTTCGATTGTCCATCTTGTTCTGATCTAGATGTAAAGCGTAACGGACAACCTTCTTCACGACCTTCATTCTTGGAGGTTTTGGCTTGTCCTTATTCTCTTCTTTGAGTTGCTTGCGTTTTGCTTCGGTTGCCTTTATCAAGGTGTCTTTGTTGAAGTCTGCCTCCTTGAACTTCTGGATGGTACACTTGCACTTGCATTTTTTACATGCAAGCTTGTTGCAGTAGCGGATCATACCATTTCTTTTGATAGACTTTTGCCTCAGGATTTCTCCTTGCGGACAATAGACAAGATTGCGTTCGGCATCCCTCACGAAGTATCCCTCAAGAGCCTTGGCACGCATCTGCTCAGGAGTCATCTTCAGTACAGCAGACTCTACTACATCAGAAGTGTACTCCTTGACCTCTACAATCTGTGCATCGGTTAAAAAATCCTTGTAGGCATCCGGTATGACTGCAGCTTCAAGACATGCCTTCAAATCTTCTGGATTAGTACTTGACTTTTGTGCGTCAGTTATGGTAGCTTCGTTATAGTCAAACTGAACCTGCTCCGTGCAGCTGCCATCACGTTGGATGACATTTGGTACGATACCATTAGCCAATGCATCTGCATGATCCTCGGGACACTCGTACCCCTTGTCTGCAGTAGATTCTAGAACGTCAACACCATAATCGGCTTTCACCTCAGATGCTACGCTTGTAAGCTGACCATGGTCTGTTGGACTGTTGGTTACCTGGAAGCCTGCTATCATATGGCTCTCCGCATCAACTGCAGTTTGCACATTATAACCGACACAAAAGCCTTCGTTGGCTTTCATTAGTCGGGAATCAGGATCTGTTAAGGAAATCTGGCTTTCACCACTTTTCTCAAGTGTATCACGGTATCCCTCATAGCGTTCCTTGCGCTCCTTGCAAACACCAAGCTTACGTTGCAACTCATCTTTAGAGAGTCTGCGTCCTTCCTCATGATCGTATGCTTCAAGTTCTTCCATATAGATTGAAATATGTTCATCAAGACGCTTGATTCGGTCATCGAGTTTGCTTAGAGTAAGGTTGTTGTCTTTAGCATTTACAGCCTTAAACTTGCTTCCATCAATAGAGATGTACGACTTGGAAAAGAGCTTCAGTCCCATACAAAACTTGTTGAACTCTTTAAAAACTTTAGTAATAGCCTTCTTGTTGTCCTTACGGAAATCGGAGATTGTACGAAAGTCAGGAGTCAACTTGTTGAGCAGCCACATTACCTCTACATTACACTTGCACTCACGAGCAAGTTTGCGAGAGGAACGTACCTGATAGAAGTAACCATAAATATAGAGTTTGAGGAGATCGCGAGGATCATATCCAGGAGTACCTGTCTCTGCAGGAGTACTGCGGACGAATCCCAGTTCATCCATTTTGAGATTATCGACAAAAGCATCGAACAAGCGAACAGGGGCGTCAGCCTCTACATACTCGTCAATGCAATCAGGGAAAAGAACCCTCTGTCGTCTATCTTGACCTTTTTTATATGCCATATCTTTCTTGTATTTTAATACAAAGATACATAAAATAATTGAGAATCAAGAAGATACAGGGTTAATTAACTATAAAGAGCAAAAGAAAAATGCTCAATTCAGTTGTTTGCTTCCCTAATTAAGTTTTCGGACGGCCTCCCCCACTTAGCAGTCTAGCTTGCTCAGGTGTGCGGCATGTAACGAGCATGTCGCTGACGTAGCGAGCCTGCCAATAGCGGAAGCGGTCGGCATCTTGGAGGATGTCGAAGCAGCGGATGGCGAGGTAGTCGAAACGAGCGAGGAAGAGCTGCCCCAAGAGCTGGGCTAGCTTGACACCGAGCACGATGCCGGGATTGAAGCTATCCACCACCTCGTCGATGAAGGCGAGGAGCTTGCGGTCTTTGATCTTGCGGCGGTACTCTGCCTTAAGCAGGTTGTGGTCGATAGACTGAAAATAGTGGTGGATATCCATGGGCAGGCAATAGAAGGTCTCGGCTTGTGGCGAGGAGAAAATGTCTCGCTTCACAAGCTGATAGAAATAATGTGTGCCCTTGCCCTTGGTGCCAGCTGGGCTGTGACCATGGATGGTGCGGCGCAGGTCTGCCTCGACAGGTGCGAGGGCGGCATGCTGCATCACGTGGTCGATCACTGGCAGCTTGTTGACCTGTCGATGCTTGGGATAGTCGATGTCTTTTGCCACATAGGGTGATGTGTGCCAGGACTCTGACTGGTATGCCCCGAGCATGCGGTCTAGGTTATGGTCTAGGTTTGCCTCGAACTGCTGCACCGACTGGCGATGCATCTTCTGGCGTGCATAGTCGTAGAATGCACGCCTGAAGTTGTCGAGTGTCTCGACCTGTGGCGAGATATGGCCAAACCTTCTCATAACTCTTGCGGTGTTAAGTCTGTGTAATAATCTGTGTAAACTGTGTATCTGTGCAGATAGCCTGCACTGGAAAAATGGTGTCTGCTTTTTTAATGTTCATAACCTTCGACCGGATGACCTTATTGTCATCATCTACCAGCTAATCTTGGTGTGTGTATGTATCGCCATGGGGCGAGGACTGACCCTATTATCTCGAACAGGGTAGCAAACGATAGCCCTGTATAAGAGAGCCTCTAGTGTTTAAGTTGAGGGCGGCGCCGATGTTACCGTTGGCATTCGAGACATCATTGTTAACGTTGAGAGTCGAAGAACCGCATTGACCGCCATTGTTAGCGTTACACCCACGCAGGCAGAGACGGAAACCAGCACCAAGGGTCACACCCTGGTTAGAAAACCACTGCAAAGTTAATAAAAAAATCGGATGGAAAGAAGTCAAAGAGCGTTTTTTTTGCCAATATGGGCTAAAAATTTTGGTCGCCGACCGCCAAAGGCGGTATCTGAGGGTGCGAGCTGCGCTCGCTGGGTGCTTGCGGCTACGCCGCGGTTGCCCTGTATGCTGATGCACACCTAGCAAACTTTTGGACACCCAGCAAGCTTTTGCAGACTTTAGGCAGCTGCGTAATACTCTGGCTCCACAGACCACTCGGATGCTGCTTCGCAGAGGGCGGCGCCGATGCTACCGTAGGCAAACGAGACATCATTGTCAACGCTGAGAGTCGAAGAACCGCATAGACCGCCATCGTCAGCGTCACACCCACGCAGGCAGAGACGGAAACCGCTCGTAGCTTTGGAAGTATTCCAGAAATAGCTAGTCCAGTATGTGGTCTCGCTGCCTCCGACGGCCGTGGCGAAATTCTCCAAATGCTCCATGGAGAGTCGGGTGATGTAGCCATCGCCTGTGGCAGGCGATGTGCTGTAAGCCTTCATGCCCGTGGCTGAGCCGATGGTCCATGAGCCGTAGATGGATGGTGCGACGAGGTGTGTGGCTGTGGTATCGGAGTTGATGCGCACCTGCTCGTCATCCATCATGCGCCAGAGGTAGCCGCCCTGTGCGTGCTTGAGACCGAAGAAGCTGGAGACCTTGGCTGTGTAGACCGTGGTGCCAGCGTCATTTTTGACTGCGTATGTAGTCTCGCCCACGCTGTCGCCCAGCTCGATGCCTGCGGACATGGGGAGGAATGGGCGGTAGGAGTTGTAAGTGCCCCAGGTATCCCAGTTGAAGTTTGAGGTGCCTGCACCGAGACCGCCCTGGTAGAGACCGTTGGAGTCTTTGGCGGTGTTGACGGCATCTTGGTCGTAGTGTGTGCCCATGATGACCCCGATGAGTGCGGCGATGATGGTGGTGTGTCGCATGGTGGTGCAGAGCCACCCCTTGCCATTCTTGCGTGCGGCGGCACGGAAGTATTCTGTGGTCTGCGAGCTTGCCGGCTTGCCGCAGAGGGTGCGTTTGGTGCCGTCAAGGGAGGCATCGTTGTTGCCTCCTCGGTAGTCAGAGCCTATGTTGATGAAGCTGACGAGTCTGCCTGTGCTGCGCTCGATGGTGGCGAAGCCTGAGGCGGAGATGGAGCCGATAGGGATCTTGTAGTTGTACTCGCCAGGGATAGGCTTGAGACCGATCATCTCGTAATGGAGGCCACCGACATCCTTGGTGACGAAGTAGAACTCTCTGCCCCATCCCCACTGGTAGTGGCCCTGTGAACCGTCTAGCTTGGCGGCTTCGCCCGTGGCATACTTGTAGTGATCCTTGCTGTCGAGCTTTCTGCGGCTGTGGTCATTCTTGACCAGATATCCACCTAATCCGAGGAGGTATGGCAACTCCTTCAGTATCTCGAGTGAGCCAACATATGATGCCGCCTTAGGCGTAGCGTTGGCGGTGTCCCACACTCTGCCGCACCAGGCATGTTGACCTACAGCAAGGTCAGCCTTGAGCGCATCCATGCCGATGCTAGTGACATTGCCATTCTGGTCTGTCAGCAGCACGCTCTGATTGCTGTTGACGGTTGTGACTTTCGTCACGGAATTGAATTTTTTACCTTCCATATCTAACTATTACTTTCTTTATTCTCAACCACGTTATATACCCATATTGTGTAACCAAGCTCGTTGGTGCCAATGATTTCAAACCAACCCTCAACACTGATGCTAGTCGAGCTTTGCCTGAGGCCATTACTTGCCGGAATGAATACATCCTTTTCCTGCTCACACTTAAGAATAGCTGGCGGTGTGGAGCGCGTTATTATAGGGTTGAAGACTACGATGCGCATGAATTCTCCATCGCTAAGGTGCGGAAGAACATATATACCCGGCCCTTTAATAAAAGAGCCATTGATGATACTTTTGCCGTCAACAACTGTATTTTCGTTGTATCTCAGTCTTCCGACAGTGATATCTCCCGAGACGCTGACATTCTGGAATATGCCTCCCTTACATGATAGTTCGCCGTCCTTAGCTCTGAAGACTACATTGCCATCCTTATCCTTCATCTCTATGGTACGAACACCCAGGTTCTCCACCATCTGGTACTGGGCGAGGATGATGTGGGCTATGATGAGCTCGATAGACTGACCCAGTCGCCAATAATGGTTGTTCAGATCAGCTGCAGAACCCGGATAATTGTCTGCAGTCTTGACGTGCGTCTTGATGCAGGAATAGGTATTGCCATTATATAAGACAACATCCTTCCACTCTTCACCTTCTCCACCCGCTTCGAATCTGTATCCATTGCTGCAGGTATTCCACAGCTGCGGACCTCGAAGTACGCTGCCCTTCTCACCCTTGACAGCCTTGCGGATAAAATTAATAGTTCTTGTAATTACTGTCATAGACTACTTGACTGATTGAATCGTTAATGCCACGCTGCTGTAACCGGCATGCTCGCAGTCTGCCCTGGTCACAGCAAATGAACTCAGCTGGACAGTAGGCTTGCGTGCTGCCTCAGTATTGAGGACAACACCAGAACCTGACTTCAGCGTGAAATAGAACTTGCTACCGATAGCCTCAGACTTTCCCCTGACAATCAGTCTCGGAGTATAGGTCACAGTACCATTGCCTGACTCGTCCTCGCTGATAGACTCATCAGCCGGTGTCGGGTTGGGCTCAATATCGTATGGATCTGACGCATCGATGACAGTCTGGAAGTCGAAACCCAGCATATTATCCTTGCCCATGGCCTTGTCGTTGTACACTTCCACCATGAACTCCCTCGTGCAATCAACATCTGATGCCTTGACGGTGAGGATCTTGGCACTGGCTCCTGCAATCTGCTCCCAACCTGTGATGCTATTGACTGCTTTATACCATTTGTAATATAGTCCTGCTGTCAGAGTCTCGTTGCCCTGCGTGACTTTGGCTTCGAGCTGGCAGCTGTCATCCTTGCTACCCAGAACGAAGTTGTGCGTATCATTAGCCGGCGCCTTAATTGTCACACGATAGGCGACTCCTGTGTAAGGGCCAACGGAGATATCGTAGCTAGCCTGAATCTCATCTGTAGCCTCCTGCTGCCCAGAACGCTCTGTGATGGTACCGACCATCCTGATTGTAATGCCGCTATAATTGGAAACCTTAACCAGGTTGTTGCAGATTTTCAGTCCCCAATATAATTGCGAAGCACTTGGTCTGATAACTTCAAAGAGACCTTCAAACAGTCCTGTAGACTTGCCTGCAGAATTGAAAGGAATCTCCGTATCATTGAAGAAGTACTTCATGGAGGTAGGTGTACTGATGCCCTCTGCTGTTCTCGATGAGATGACAACGAAGTACAGCTTCGGCTGCGTCTGCGAGAAATCCGGATAGACAGTCACGACATCCCCATTTCTCTGGTACTCCTGGTAGATATCTCCGTCAGGCGACTGGATTGACGGAGTAAATGTACCCATCTTTGGTATGAAGTTGATGGTTGTCGACTTACTTGCGCTACTCATTTTCTGCCTCCTCTCTCTGCTCTGTCATGATGAATCTGCTGTCTGTAGCTACAGGCAACTTGTTGCACACTTTGCCTTCCTGCTCCATGCAGGCGGTCTTGCCATCCATAGCGATAGCGCCTATTCTGGACAGCGTCTCCTCGAACTCGATAGGTTCCCCAAGCTGTAGGATATCCTGACACCAGAGAATGAAATTGCCATCCTGCAGCTCAGTTCTGTCCTCGGTCAGCTGAAGCAACTCCACGACCTTGCGATTTGCCTTGATGTATCTTTCCATATATTATATTATAAATGATGATTAGTGAAAAATGAACGGATTGCCATCTGCGTCCACGAAGACCTTGCCGTCGGCATCCATAGCCAGAGCTAAAGGATCGAGGTCTTTAACTTCCAAAGCAAGGATAGCTCCCCTGTTCGGATCCAGCAGATCTGTAGGTACTCTCGGAGACATGCCATGTCCGACAAGGACAGCGTTCTCAAAGTGTATCGAGTTATTCGGTGCCATCCACCAGAGGACCTGCAGTTCTCTGGTCGGGTTCGCAATTTCTCCGACATTGTCAGAGATGGTTGCCGCTGGGTGTACTACCTTCGTGTCGGGCAGAACCTCGTCGACCGTGTCGAGGATATCGTAATCGTAGAATGGTATCCTGCGGACGATATTGACAATTCTGTTCGGTGTAGCATCACTCAGATCTACGCTTGCCGGATTGCCATCAGCCGAGAATTTAGCCCTGCATCTGATGCAGATGCGCTTGCCCATGAGCGAGCGGTCTAGCGTAACGGATGCGCCATCAGCAGAAACTTTGATTTCGAGGTCATCTGCTGTAATGGCAGAGAACTGACCTCTATCACGGAGAATCTCCCAGATGAACAGCCTCTTCTCCTTAGCGCACTCCTCTGATCCGAGGCGCAGAGATGCATTGATGACCTGCTTGTCTGTATCACGAAGCGGATTATAGTATCGGTCACCACTCGAAAGCAGCAGCGTCGGCTTGTAGAGGGTCGCATTCTTGCAGTTGATGGAATAGTCCATCATAATTCTGTGGACCTTATTTGTCCGGCTGTCCAGGTACTTCGCCTTGAATCTGAGCAGAATCGGTTTCTGCGGCGCTGCGTTGACATACCAAAGCAGTTTGCCGGCATCATTGCCGGACGAGGTGATGACATGCTTCCTGGGTGTCGAAACCAACGCATTACCCTCCACACCATTCTCGACTCTGTACCAGGCGACATCTGTCAGTTCACTATTGACACGACCACTCTCGAGTATGTTATCTCTGTCGATTATACCAACGACCGGTTGCAAGGCGCATGGTGTCAACTCGTAATTAGGAGCATACTCATTCTGGTTGGCGTCATAAGTCTGTTCGAGCGGAACGCTGCCTGATATTGTCTTGGATGTGTTCACCTGCAGAGGCGTGTATTTGAAGTCTAATCTTTTGTATTTCATCTTTTATGTTATTAAACACAATCCAGTGTGATGGAATCTTGGGCAACCTCGTCGCCCAGACCATCACGAAGTGTAACTGTTGCCGTGAATCTAATCTTAGCCGGAACTCCCTCGCTGTCGATGGAGAGGTCAGACTGGGTCAGTACGATAGCCTTGCCTGTCTTGGAACCGACTTCGAGTGACCAGATGTTGTCACTTGTGACTCTCTGTTCACCAGCCCTGTTCTCTGTGTATCTGGTCCAGGCTACGTCGCTGTCGAGTATATCTGATGTGATATCCTGTCCGTAGAGCGATGCGACGACTGTCAGCGGAGCTCGGAAGTTGTCGAAATCATAGAGCGTCTCGTCTTCGAGGAAATCGATGGTGAATGCTGGATTGCCCTCTATCATCGCCCAATCGGTATTGTTCCACTTTGGTGCGGTATGGGTACCGGTCTTCTGGCATCGCCACTTGCACCCGGTATACCAGACATCGGAGGTTTCATATTTGCCGGTTTCCGGATTGAGAGCTGAGCAGAAATAGTCTGCCGCCTCTGACCATGGTCCCCGGTCTACATAATCGACAACCGGTTTGCCTTGATAGTCAATCTGTATGATATCCTGGGTGATGATGCCGGCAGCATAGAGATAATCCCTGCCATTGACGATAGGAAGGTCGAGCGACTTGACGAATTCAGGCATATCGCCGAAGACCATGCCGTAGTTGTAATTCTCTAGTATCGGCTTGGTGACGCCCGTCAGCTTGACGATGCACCCCTCGGAACTGGAGATGTAGAAACAGCTCTGCAGCGACTCATCCGTCTGGTTGCCATAACGGGCGATATTCATGAGCTCACATGGCGGAAAGTTCTTTCCTGCCGGAACTTCGGCATCAGGATAGAGGGTGACCTCGATGTAGTTTTGGACGGCATTGACGCTGTTGATGCGCATCCATGAGGTGTAATAGCTGGCAGATGTGGACGAGGTGGTGGCTGTGGCTAGGTTGTTGACCACGCCCTTGATGACGTTGTTAACGTGCTGTGCGGTGAAATAGCCCTGGTATTTGGAGCGGAGGTGGAGACCGTAGCAACCTGAGCCTAGGTCATCGACCTGCTCGATGGTGTCGCTCTCGGTGAAGAACTGGTCACCCTCGAAGGCTGAGAGTCTGTTGACTATCAGCTCAAGCACCTGCATGTATGAGCGCACCTTGATGCTCTCGACCTCAGCATTGCCATCGCCGTCGATGGCTGCGCCCTTGCCTGTGGCCATGCCAGAGACAAAACCACCAAACTGTACACCTTGGTTGAGGTGAGCCACCCCCTCGGAGACAAGCCCCTTTAGGAAGGTGATAAGTCCCATGGCGGCATCGTCATGCTCACGAGAGAGGTATGCACCATTGTCTTGTGAGGCATAGGCTAGGAGGGAGAGGAAGGCATCGCCAATGCGCCTCGCTGTATTGGCACCCTTGGCACGCTCGTCTCTGATGGACTCGAACGCCCTCTGCAGTATCTCTGTATTTATTTTATCTGCCATCGTATTTGTTTATTTTTTGCAAAGTTACGAAGGAATGGTGCAAATTAAAAATACGTTATAAGGGTGTGCCGAACATCTGCTTGAAGAGGTCAGCCATCAATCCCTTGTACTCCTCGCCATAGAAATAGCCCTCCATATCGTTGAGCTTCATGATGGACGCATAGTATTTGCGGTTGAACCATGGGCGGCGTTGGCGTGGCTCACCCAGATGGTGCTTGGCACGATATTCCGGGTCGAGGAACTCTAGGTCACCTGGGTTGCCATGGTAATAGCCATTGCCAGTGCCCGTCTCTTGGTAGAGACCATAGAGCAGAAACTTGTGGGCAATCGTGCGGCTGGAACCTCCGAAGGAAGTAGCCTGCACGCTGTTGAAGAGAGCACCCGTATGGCGGATGCGGTAGTGCATGATTTTCTCCTTCCAGATTTTCACCATCTCTTCTGCCCATCCACGCTCATAAGCATAGATATCTTCCTGAGAGACGGGAGTCTTGACGTTATTCATTCCATTCTTCATTGTTGTATACCAGGTCTAGCGGCTCGCTAACGTCGATATGGAATTCCACGCCAGTAAGCCCGTTAATGAAATAAGCACCTATCTCCCGATTGTCCACCTGGTCGCTCAGCAGATAAGTGAAGTCGTTTTCCCATTTCATCTTATCGATGATGATCCTGCTCAGAAACTGCCGGAATATCTTTCTGCAGGTATTGAGCTTTTCCTGCCGGTCGTTCATGTCGTTCAGTTTATATCGCATCAGGATCCATACCGTATAGGTAACTACCTTACGGAAGCTGCCGTCACCATTGATGGCTACGTTACCGTCGTTGGTATCATCTATAACGATGAAATTTCTGCTCTTCGACATATTGCTCAGCATACCCTCAAATGCCGTCGGACTGGAGCAGGTGGTAGGCATGAAACCGAGATTACTGCAGAGTTTATTGCGCTTTGCCAGATCTCTGAAGTAAGAGAAGGCATCGAAGCCTACCTGTACCGATGGGGTATTGATTTCTGTCTTAATCATGATTTTTTCAGTCTTTTGTTCAGTTCTTCAGCCTCGCGTGCCTTGGCATCCAGTTCTGTGAGTGCCCGCCACACATCGGCTTTTCTGATAATCTCTTCCTTGGTGATGTCGCCTCCCGTGAGTGCCCGAATCTGTGCATTCATCGCTCCTACCATATCGTAGTCTTCACCTCCTTCGGCTGCAGGCTTGAAGAGATGAGGAAACTTTTCCGAAAAGTTATGCTTTATCCGCACATACCAGAGAAACACGCCCATGAGTTCTGGTACCGTACATTCGATGCGGTCCGGGCTCTTGCCCTCGCCATCCAGATAGAGATACCGTGCCAGTTCCTTGAGAGGTTCTTCGTTCGACTTATCCGACATCATGTACTGCTGGAAATAGTTGTCGGCTATCAGATAATACTCGAACGGATAATCGTAGAGCTCTACATCTGCAGCCTTATAGAGACCAATGGATTCGAGTCTGTTGTCTGCCCCGTTGCCATCGAAAACATAGTCGAAAGCCTCGCAGAAACTTCGGATCTGCCACAGCTCAAGAAAGAATCTTGTCTTCTTGCCCTTATCCGTCTCCACCTCGCAGAGCCATCCGTCTTTCTTCTCGTTGAGTACGTCTATGCCGGCAAACCGGGCAAAGAGATAAGTTCTTACCTGCCACTCTTCCCACCCCTGGGTGAGCAGGAAGAGCGCATAGCGCAACTGTTCCTGTGTCAATTCACTCCAGGAATGAGGAACGTGAAGGTTCAGCGTTCCGTTAGCATCCAAAGAAGAAGGTCGGGTCGTCAGCTTTGTTTTCATACGCTTGCATGTGATTGGCCTTGTAGGCCGATGAATCCTTATATTTTGGGAATTTATCGATGTTTTCTTCGATAAAGTTGGCTACTGCAGTATAGGCGAGATCCTTGTAATGTGGATCAGCGGGCGTTTCGCCGGTAGAAATGTGAGCGCCGATGAAATGGCACATTTTTACGATGGCATGCCGATGAAATGGCTCATATTGTGCCTTGCGCTCCTCCTCAAGCAACTGTTCGATGAGTGAGTCGGAGAATTGTCTGCGCAGAGCAAGTTCTGCAGTACCTATCTCGCTCCGGTGGGCTGTCAGGTCATCAAAAGTTACGAAACCGCGTACCGGCGAGTAAGCCCTCAATACCAGAGGCGACCAGAAGAAGGAGGCGATGTTGTTGCTTGCCTGAACAGTCTCGCTCCATCCTTCCACCGTGCGCAGGCGGTTCAGAATGCCGTGCAGCTGCTGGTCCTGCTTATAGGTCAGTTCTCTGAACAGGGCGTCAACCCTCGCCTGTGATGCGGGAGAGATATTTTCGTTTGATACTACGCCGAAACCGTTGTCGGTCATTACGAGGTCGTTGGAACGGAGACTCAGGATAAAGGTCTTCAGAATGACATAGGAACGCACATTCCCCAATATCGGACTGTCCTCCATACAGGCTGCATCTTCGAAGTCTGAACCGATAACCGTAGCCACCAGGTCGAAATATACGTTCTCCAGTGCAGGCTGCATCTTCGTGAAGACATCTTCAGAAGCAGCTCCCACGAATGGAAGGAGCTGCTCAAACTGTTCTGCGGTAATATTAATCATCTGTCTTGGAATTTGGATTGTTAGACACTTTCTTGGCATCCTTGTTCTCATCAAGGGTCGTGAGCATGATGAGCGGCACATCCGGATAAACCTTCTCCTCCCAGTGGTTGAAGTAGATGATCACCCAGTGAACCGTCTCCATCAGGTCGTGGAATGCCTTCTCTATGCTCTGCTTCAGCGTGAAGAGCTCGCGCTTGTCGGAACCCGAATTGTTGCTCTGGCTCTTGCCGGGAGTGGCGCCCACCAGGTTGGGATGGATGTTGTCGGCATAACACTGCATGTTGTTGCTCTCGGCGATGTCGTCAGAGTAGTCTCCACCGTCTTTAGAGGTGTCGATGCGTGTGATGCGCACCATTTTAACCTCTTTGCCGTCAGGGGTGGTGTAGTAGCCCGCTATCCAGAGTTTGCCGCTGTTTTCGATGCCCGATATGAAGGATTGGATTTTCTTCTTTTCAGCAAGCTGTCGCTCTTTCTTCTTGACAGGGTCTGTGATGTGCTCCTCTTTGAAGATGCCCGTCCAGTAGTCACGGTGTATCTCGACCAGGTAAGGGATGGCAGCATGGTTTTTGAGCTTCGCCATCTTGCCAATGGCGATGAGTCGGGAAATATCATACCACTTGTCACGGAAGATGGCACTGTAGTAGGGCACTGGGTAGTATTGGCATCCCACCGTCGGGAATCGGGTCACGATGGCAAAGATGCGATCTTTGGTCTTAGGACCGCCATCGCCCTGTCGTGACTTGGTCTGTCCGTTTTGCCCCTTCATGCCCATGCGCTCTTGGAGGTCGCCCAGTGGGTCTAGCTCATCGAGCAGCGGCAGCACCTCGACGTTGGCAGGGGCGACGGAGTTGCGCCAGTTGGCATAGAGCACGTATTCGGAGCGACCATCCTTGCTCTTTGTAAATCGGCAGTAACAAGCCTCTTTGTGGCGCACACCCACGATGGAATCGCCCTTTTTGTTGAGAATGATGGCTGAGACGCAGAAAAAGTAATACTTCATGTCGGTGATTTGCTCCAGGGCAAAACGTGGCATGGAGTTATGCATGCGGAAGAGGTTGATGTCTTCGTCTTTGGTGGGGAGCTTGGTCTTGATGTCGTTGTATTGCAGTCCCATGCCATAGCAGGTGAGCACATTGAAGAGCTTGTTTTGCGCCATGACGGAAGACTCGCCTATCTTTTTGCTGAGTTCGTATGGCAGTAGGTTGTCTGCGCCGAATGGGATGACGGCGTAGGTATTGCCATCGTTGGCCTTGACTTGCAGGACAGGGGTGGTCTCGTCATCATCGAAGATGGAGGATGACTCAACGAAGCCGTTTGTCGGGTTGAATGCCTCGTAAGGCATCACCTCGCCTACGGTTGCGTATGTGATATCTATGTTGTCTTGATTTTTCATATCTGAAGAAGTTTTTATAAATAGATGGGATGATTGTTGTATCTGAAGATGAAGATGTCTCTCACCTTGCGTATCTGGTGGTTGACGGGATTGTAGAGGTTGTGGGTGCCCTGTTGCCATGAGGAACTCTTGACGAGCCAGCCCCTATAGTGGATGATGGAACCATCGCCAGCCTTCCAACAGTCTAGGTCAACGGGCGTGCGGTCGATGCGCGAGATGTCGAGGGCACGGCGCAGCTCGTTGATGTGGATGGCCTTGGCGGTCTTGTTGTCTGTGTTGTTTGCCATATCTGAAGGAGTTTAATTGAACGTATCGTCGAAGGAACGGTCGAAGATCTTGCCTGAAGAGGTGTCGATGTTTTTGAACACGACATTCTGGATGCGCTGAGAGTACTGGTATGAGAAGGTGAACTCAGCGAGGTCGTCAGCCTCGTTGGTGCGCTCGCTCTTGGAGTCTGTGAGGGTGATTTGCTTATCCTGGGTATAGTCACGGAACAGGTAAACCTCATCGGAGCGCAGCAGGTCTTCGGCGAAGTGTGCCATGGATGGTGGGATGATGCCCGTGTCGCCCTCGAAAGTGCGTGTCTCTTTGACTTGGTAATTTATCTTTTTGCCCCCGATGACGGCACTCTTGCGCTCGAAAATCGGTGCGATTTTCTTCTTGCCCAGGCAATAGAAAATCTCTTGGCAGCCGAAGCTGTTGGTGAAGAGGAGCACTGGGTCGGCAATGGAGCCTGTGTGGTCAATCTGATATTGCTGGGTGCGGTCGCCCACGGTGACGGTGTAGGCGAAGAGGTCGCCCTCTGATGCGTCGCAGTATCGGTCTGGTGAGACATCGAATGAGGTGATGCCGTTGGCGGTGTGGGTAGGTGTGGCTGAGGATGGAACCTGAACGGTGGTGACCTGGTTGTCTTTGAAGAACTGTGCCACCACGGTAGGGGTGGAGCTGTTGATGCCAGCGGCATGGAGATATTCACGATGCCCCAGTCGAGTGAGCTTGGTGCCATCGAGGAGGGTGAGGAAGTATCGGTCTATGAATGATGAGCACGACATGTCGATGTCAACGGTGGCGTAGTAGGCGGTGATGGCACCGCTCGACCATGTGGCGATATCGCTCTCGCCCTGGTGCTCTGTGATGTCGATGGTGAAGGAAGCTGTCACTGTAGGTCGCACGGCATCGGCGATGAGTGTGCCGAGGTCGTAGATGGTGATGGAGCCAGAGACTGGGTAGTAGGTCTCGCTGAGCAGCTCCATGCCGTTGCACTTGATGGTGACGGTAGCGGTGTCGCCCGATATCTTAAATGTAAAGGTATCGAGCGACGATGTAAACAATGGCGAAGTTGGTTTTGTTGCAGTGATCATATTGTTGTCTCATTAAAACACTGCAAAGTTAGGAAGAAAAGGAGGAAAATAAAAATACCCGATAGTCTCGCGACTACCGGGTACTGGGGGATAGAGCTGCCATGCCATGTGCCTAAGGCCCCATCCGTCGTTTTATTGTTTACTAAAAATGAAAAAAAATAATCTTGTTTTTTAGAAGGGGGCATCTCGCTGCAGGTGCCAGGTGAGACCGCCGCCCTCGACATTTACCATGTCATAGCCATGCGAGTTCATGTACTTTGTGATGGTAGAGATAGAGATTGTCACCATATCGGAGAGTGCCTCTTGTATCTCTCGTGAGGTCTTGAACTCTTGTGGATCAACCTCATCGTCTGGGTCGTATGGCTTGTAGTCGATGAGATATCGATCTAGGGCTTGCTCCACTAGATTATCCTCAGTCTCCTTGTCTGGCTCTGGTGGAGGTGGTGGGGCTTGGTATGTGCCGAAGCCTATGATGTGCTTGCGCTCTTTCATGCCACACCTCCTTTCGCCTTCAGAGCCTGGTTGATGGTCTTGAAGAGGTTCTCCATGCGCTTGAATGCATTGAGCATCAGAAGAACCTGTCCGGCACCGCCGAAATCATCCACGGCATTGGTTATTACCTCGTTTGAGATAAACTTGTCTTGAGCAAACTCAAGAGTCTCGATGAAGTTGTCCAGCTGGTCAACGTTCATCATATCTACTAGCGCATTCCAGACGTCTGCTGTCATGTGCAGGTTGGTTGAATTATTTTCGTTCATGCCTAATCGTTGTTTATGGTTTTCCACTTGGCCAAAGTCATATTGTATGGCTCAACCTCTTTAGCTCCATACCTAAGAGCATAATAGCGATGATCATACCATCGGATAATAGTCTGCTTGTGTGGAGCATCCTCGATGAATGCAACAGAACCAATTGTATTGTTGCCTCTCTGAAATTTGAGCTCCACCTTATGGGCGTTCATTTTTTTGCCAATATTCATGAAGTACTTGCACTTGCTGATGTCCTTGGTAGTCAGCTTTGCTGTGCGTCTTCTGCGGTTTCTACTTTTCTTCATCACGCTACCTCCCCTCCAAAAATGAAACCACCAATCATGACAATAGCCATCACAGCTGCGAAACCAACCATGGTGAGCACAACCTCTCCATAGGTCACGGTCTCCCCGCAGATATAGCTGAAGGTCTCGCTCTTGGTCTTGGCGAGCTTCTTGATTTCACACTTGAGGGCCTTCATGCCCTCCTCTACGCTGATGCCTGCAGGTCTCACCTGCGCATCACTTAATAAAATAGAATTCTGCATATTGCATCGTCTTATTAGCATTAACAGCCGATTGTACAAAAGGGTGGCGGCTGCATTCCCCGTTGCTAATAAGACGATGACTTATCCGGAAGGACTAATCAAATCTTACGGTTCATGCAGCCGCCATGTATTGGGCATATCTATTTTCCCAGTTGGAAAAAATTATTTTCCCAGTTAGAAAAAAAGATTTTCCTAGGCATAAAAAAAGCCTGCGGCCAGAAGCCATAGGCGATAACGGACGCCTTGCCGGATAGTTTACTATCGTCTTATAAGCGTTGGCAAAGGTACGAAGAATATTTGGAACCGCCAAAAAAAAAGCGAGAAATTTTAGAAGAATCTGCATGGAATATGTTTTAGAGCATAAAATCGGGGTGATTTGAGGAGGAGAAGGAATAAAAAGGAATGAAAAGGAATGATTTTCCGGAATCAATCGGAATCAATCGGAATCAATCGGAAAATGACCGGGAATGACCGGAAAAACGAGCGAATTACGAGCGGATTACGAGCGAAAACGACCGAAAACGAGCGAAAACGACCGGAAGATCTCCCTTCGGTTCTGCTACTTCGAGGAATGGATTCCTCGGAAATTCCCCGATTTTCCACGTATTTTCCTCGAAAATTCCCCAATTTTCCCCGAAATTCTCTGATTTTCCGTGCATATTCCGCAAAAAATACCCCCGGTGCGGAAAGCACCGAGGGGTATGGTTATTCTTTATCGTCTGTTGTATCTTTCTTTGGGAATATTGGTGGTATTTTGTTGAGTACAAAAACTACCGCCAGGCTGATCACCGTTGTCACACCGATAGCTATTGCAGCATTGTCATGACTATTCATTGCTAAATTATAAGCAATGTATCCAAAGAAGATGATGAGAATGGTACCCAGGATTTGTCCTAATGTAGCCTGATTGAATTTTCTCTTCACGATTCTTTTCTCCATATCGATGCGATGATCTACCTGCTTCTCGGTCATCGTCATGATGCGGTCGGTTGCGCCTGGCAATGTCTTTTCGTAAGCTTCAAAATGCTCCGGTGGAGGAAGAGGACCGCTAAAGGTTCGCTCTTCTTCAATAGACATCATCGTTGCCAGGACGGCATTTCGCTTGTCTTCTGGCAGTTCCTGCAGGATGTCATTAACGTTTGCCGGTATGGCATCCTCAATCTCTGCGATTTCTTTGTTGTCTTCTTTATCTTGCTGCATAAAGTTGTCGTCTATTAGCGTTTAAAACTTTCCTCATATCAGAACCTACTGCTTCCCAGTCTTTCCTCAAGTCAGACACATGGTTGCCTTTCAAGTAATCGTTGAACAGGCTGTTGTCGCCACCGAGGCTTCCTAAACTACGCAAGCCTTCTGCTAAAGGGTGGCGAGCGATGGTCATAGAGCTAACAGCTCTACGTCTTGTAATTCTTAATGCTCTCATTACTTGCGTTGTTGTTTTGTTATTATTGATGTTTCTTTTCTTCCGCTGCAAAAATACATCTTTTTTCTGATACTGCCAAATATTTATTGCAATTTTAACTATAAACTTTGCTATAAAGTTTATTATAAAGATTAGAACACGCTAATTTCTGATAACTGAAAATGCGCAAATATTAACTAAGATTTAACATCTTAGGCTTAAAAAAATGGAATTAGGCAATAATTTAACATACTAAATCATTGCCAATTCAGCAAAAATCACTAATTTTGCAGCGAAAATAAAACTGTATATATGGACATCTTCAGAAACATATTGGCTTTTGGCTGTACGTTTTACCTGATATATTTTATCACGTCGAGCGTACTTAATATGTTGTTTGTCCTAACTTGCGGTTACACAACAAGCGTGCAAAAAAAAGCCGCTATTATCCTCGGGATTATAGCAGCTTCTCTTCTTATTCCTTATTATTATTATCCTGCTTAGTATTTATTCCGGGCATTATTTTGAGCCTTGTACAGTTCTACAGCTGCATCTTGGAATGCCTTGGGAGTATTAATTTCCAAAGAGTCTAAGGCGTCTTTAATCGATTCTTTAGTTTCCCTATCCGTTTTTCGGTCAAGGTACTCAC